TGCTCGTGTAAATACGGCATTTGATACAAGACTTGGTACCAAAACAACAGACAATTTATCAGAAGGTTCAACCAACCTCTATCATACCACTGGAAGAGCACGTGGTGCAATTAGTGCTTCTGGAGATTTAGCATATAACAGTACAACTGGTGTTATATCATTCTCACAGGCAGCGGCACCAGTATTAAGTGTTAATGGTAATGTTGGTTCAGTATCATTACAAACTAATGACATTACAGAACATGCAGATAATCTATATTACACAACTGCAAGATTCGATTCAGACTTTGGTGATAACTCAACATCCGATTTATCAGAAGGGACTAACCTCTATCATACCACTGGAAGAGCACGTAGTGCAATAAGTGCATCCAATAGTGGTACAGGACATGGTTCTATCGGGTATACATCTGGTACAGGTGTATTACAGTATACTAAAGTAACAAACGCAAATATCAGATCTGCTATCAGTGCAAGTACTGGTATTAGTATATCCAATGGTGCAATCAGTACAACGATTACTCAGTACACAGATGCAATGGCAGATAGTGCCGCTCGTACTGGTATCTCCGTTACAGATGCAAGTGGTGATGGATCACTTTCATACAATAACTCTACTGGTGTAATCACTTATACAGGGCCAAGTGCTTCTGAAGTTCGTGCACATTTAAGTGCAGGTACTGGTGTTTCATACAGTAATGGTGAGTTCAGTATTGGACAGGCAGTAGGAACTACAAGTGATGTAACATTTAATGACGTAACCGTGTCTGGAGACCTAACGGTGTCTGGAGATAATACTACCCTAAACGTTGGTACATTGTCGGTTGAAGATAAGAATATTGTTGTGGGTAATAATGCCACAACATCCGCACTTACAGACGGTGCAGGATTAACATTCGGTGCATGGTCATCTGGTACTATTCCAGTATTGAAATGGGATCATGGTAACACTCGTTTTGATTTCAACAAACCATTAAAAGCATCCAGTTTTGTTGGTAATATCACAGGTAACGTAACTGGTACGGTATCAAGCATATCTAACCACGACACAGATGCTCTCAGTGAGGGATCCAGTAATCTGTATCACACTACTGCTCGTGCAAGAGGTGCAATAAGTGCATCCGCTGGTGTTAACTATAGTAGTAGCACAGGTGCGATAACAGCAGACCAAGGTGAGGTTAGAGGATTCTTTTCGGCAACTGGTGATCTTGGATACAATGCAACAACTGGTGCATTCTCATTTAGTGAGACATACTCAACACCTGCCGAACTATTAACAGCAATTAAAACAGTTGACACAAACACAAGTGGTCTGAACGCAGATACACTTGATGGTCAAGAAGGAACACATTATAGAATTAACGTGTACAATTCAAGTGGTACACTACTAAACTAAGGTAAGAAATATGGCAACTCCAGACACAAGAGACGAACTAATTGACTATTGCTTGAGAGCACTGGGATCACCTGTACTGGAGATCAACGTGGCAGATGAGCAGATAGAAGATCGTGTAGACGAAGGTTTACAATGGTTCCGTGAATATCATCCAGATGGAAAGAGACGTTTCTATATTAAACACCAGATCACCCAAGCAGATATCGATAACAAGTATATTGATCTTGGGCAGGATCTTCTTACCGTAGTTCGTATGTTCCGTGTGGATATGGCATCCGCATCTACCAACTTCTTTGATATTAAGTATCAGATGAGATTGAATGATATCGCAGACCTAAATAGATTTAGTGGTGATATGGCATACTACGAACAGATGCAACAACATCTATCATTACTTGATATGAAATTAAGTGGTGAACCATTGATAACGTTCGAAAGACAAAAAGACCGTGTTCATTTCTATCATGACGGAAAAGATTTTGTCATAGGCAACTATGTAATCTTTGAAGTATATGGAGATCTGGATCCAGATACAGCAACGAACTCACCATTGAATTCATTGTGGAATCATAAGTTCTTGAAGTCTTATACTACTGCACTTATCAAGAAGCAGTGGGGACAGAACATGTCTAAGTTTGAGGGTATGCAATTGCCAGGCGGTGTTACTATTTCGGGAAGGCAGATCTATGATGATGCCAAAGAAGAGATAGAACAGATAATGACTAAGTTTAGAGAAGAAGAAGATGTCGGCCCGATGTTCTTCATAGGATAAAAGATGGCAACAAACCCATGGATTTCAAAGGAAGTACGTACCGAACAGAACCTGTATGAAGACCTCGTAATAGAGTCCTTACAGTTTTATGGTCAAGACGTATATTACCTTCCACGAGAACTCGTTAACGTTGACAAAACGTTTCTTGATGACGTGCCATCACGCTTTAGTGATGCGTATAAGATCGAGACTTATATTGAAAACGTAGATGGTTTTGGTGGAGAAGGTGATCTGTTTTCTAAGTTCGGTGTAGAACTAAGAGATCAAGCAACCTTTGTTGTTGCACGTAGACGTTGGAAGAAACTAATCGGTGATAAACTCGATTCATATAACTTCCGTCCACGTGAGGGTGACGTTATATACATCCCATTCTCTAAGTCACTATTTGAAATTTATAAAGTAGAGACAGAGACTCCGTTCTATCAATTAAATAATCTACCTACATTCAGACTCCAGTGTGAGTTGTTTGAGTACAACGATGAAGACTTCGATACAGACATCGAAAGTATCGATGATATAGAGGTAGAGGGTGCGTATCAGTATAGACTGACTATGGACTCTATTGCAAATGCAACTGCTACCGCAGTGCCATCTATTAACGTTGAAGGTCAACTAACTGGATTCACTACCACCAACCGTGGTAGAGGTTATACTTCAGCACCGACAGTAACTATTGCTCCACCCGCAGGTAACAATGCTAAGTTTGGCACATCTTCTCTTGATATTATTAGGGGACGTGGTGTTGAAACAACATACAATAAAACAGGGGCAAGTGGTGTAGTCGAAGCATGGGTCTATGTATCGGATCTAATAGACAATAGCATTCTATTCGTAACTGGTGGTAATGGTAATAATGACCAAACATATCTCTGGGGTGTTGACAGTGTAGGTAGATTGGTGTATAGTAGAGGTAATAACAATGGGGGTGGACTAAACACTCTCACTGGTAACGACATACTATTCACAGAAGGCAACTGGCATCATATATTGATTGCTACTGTGGACACCAACAACATTTTAATCTATTTCGATTTTGATCTTAAACTGGATACTACCCTTGCGGGTGTAACATTCGACACAGTAACCACTACTGGGTTTGCTATTGGTTCAACTGCCGCTCGTGAACTTGATGGTGTGCAGTGGAGAACCTTAGAAGGATTCATCGATGAGTTCCGTGTACAGGTGGGAACTAAAGCACAACTTATTGTGCCACGTTATGCCTCAGTAGGAGATGATCAAACACTAACTACTGTTACTACGGCATATGCTCCTAATAGCACATACGATGCTACACTACAACACTTCGAACCAGTAACTGCTACTGCTAATGCTCTTATTGATGGTAGTGGTGAGTTGAGTGGTATTGAACTTACTAACATAGGTCTTTACTATAATACTGCTCCTGCTGTTACATTATCCGCACCGTTTACGGGTGGTAACTATAAACGTAATGAACAAGTTACACAGGTCAATAGTGATTATACCATAAAAGGAGAAGTTGTCAAGTGGTCTGATTCAGATAACGGATTATACCTTGCACACGTTGGAGCAACAGACGGCAAGTTTCATACATTCTCTACGAGTGGACAGGTAGTTGGTGCAGAGTCAAATGCAATATACAGTCCAAGTCTTGTAGGAGAATTACAAGAAATACAACAGACTATAATTGCTGAAACACCACAAGCAAACTTCTTTGATGACTTCGAAGGTGACTTCTTAGACTTCTCAGAAAACAACCCATTTGGAGATGTGTCGTAATGCTCGGTTCATGGTTCTATCATAAGAGAGTTCGTACTGCCGTATCGGTATTCGGGTCTCTATTCAACAACATTTACGTTTTGCGACAAAACAGTGCGGGTGAAACTATCTCCCAAGTTAAGGTGCCTCTATCATATGCACCTAAAAGATCCTTTGTTGAAAGATTGAGTGAGATGCGTAACGGAGAAGAATCCGAACGTAGAGTTGCAATTAAATTACCACGTATGTCATTTGAGATTACATCTATGACATATGATCCTGCAAGGCAGTTACCCAAAACAAATAACTTCTCTACAGCAGTTACAGGTAATAGTAACAAACGTAATCTATTCTATACGTCAGTGCCGTATGATATATCATTTGATGTAAACATATATGCCAAGTCTCAAGACGATGCATTACAAATGGTAGAACAGATACTACCATATTTTAATCCACAGTACACGGTGGCAGTTAAACCTTTCGGTTTGACTCATCCAGAGATAAAAGAAGATGTTCCTATATCCTTACAGGGAGTTTCATTCTCGGATGACTTCGAAGGATCCGTAGGAGATCGTAGAACGATTATATACACATTATCGTTTGTAATGAAAATTGCATTCTACGGCCCAGATAGAACACAGGGTGTTATCCGAACAGTTAACAATAACATATATACAATTGGTGATAGTGATACTTTCCAACTCGCAATGCAGACAACATTGACTCCATCTGGGGTGAGTGCTGATAGTGATTATGGATTTAACCTTGCGTATTTAGATAGTGCTCAGTAACTACTCTTGGTATATAAAACGCAAGTACGGTTACTCTCTATATAAGAAAGGCAGAATAGTAGACATATTAGTATGACAGAAAAAAACATTGATAAAGATTATGAAACTTCGAGGGATACCTATAACGATTTGATCGATAAGGGTAGAGAATCTCTTGAGTTAATGATAGAGGTGGCACGTGAAAGTGAACACCCCCGTGCATTCGAAGTTCTTTCGGGCATGATCAAAAACATTTCAGATGTCAATGACAAACTTATGGATCTTAATAAGAAGTATAAGGATGTCACCAAGGAAGACGATCCTAAGAAACTCGAAGGAACTACCAATAACAATCTATTCATTGGATCTACTACCGACTTACAAAGACTATTACAGGATGATGCCAAAGTGATTAACCATGACGATTCAGACTAAAGAGTCCTACTTAGGCAATCCAAACGTAAAAAGAGACGGGATAGCAGAAGAGTGGACAAAACAAGATATATTAGAATACCAGAAATGCATGAAGGATCCTGCATACTTTTGTCGTACCTATGTAAAGGTGGTGCATCTTGACAAGGGACTGGTATCATTTGACCTTTACGACTATCAAGAAAAAATGTTCGAACACTTTGATAAGAATAGGTTTGCTATTGTACTTGCTTGTAGACAGAGTGGTAAGTCGATATCAAGTGTGGGATACTTACTCTGGTACGCATTATTCCACCCCGAAAAAACAATTGCTATCCTTGCAAACAAAGGTGCCACTGCACGTGAGATGTTATCAAGGGTTACTCTCATGCTTGAGAATCTCCCCTTCTTCCTACAGCCTGGCACAAAAGCACTTAACAAAGGTAGCATTGAGTTTAGTAACAATTCTCGAATTATCGCCTCTGCTACTTCTGGTTCCTCTATTCGTGGTATGTCTGTTAATTTACTTTTTCTCGATGAGTTTGCTTTTGTTGAAAACGCAACTGAGTTCTATACTTCAACCTATCCAGTTGTATCTTCGGGTAAGGATACAAAGGTTATCATCACATCCACTGCCAACGGAATCGGAAACCAATTCGAAAAGATCTGGACAGGGGCAATACAAGGAGTCAACGAATACAAATCATTTAGAGTAGATTGGTGGGATGTTCCAGGCCGTGATGAGAAATGGAAGGCAGAAACAATATCTAATACATCTCAGTTACAG